TTTTCATCTCGCGCCCAGTTCCAAAACTTCTTCATTTAGGTTCCTCCGTTTCTTTGATATTTGCGAACGCACCTGCATCCTGTAATTTTGTCATTGCGGCGTTTATAACATAGAGATCGCCACCTAGGGCCTCTGGGATTCTATCCAGATTTTCAAGCTCTCTTATATCATTAGCGCTCATCCAACCGTTTTGACGGGCAGTGGCATAGCCACTCATTCGACTTACATAGTCACCACGAAGCAGACCATCCACATTAAACTTGATAAATACATTAGGTTTCTCGCTTTCCATGAGAAGCGCTCTACACATGGACTGTTCCCAGCGGACCACCCAAGGGTCGAGGGTGTATTTTACAAACTCCAGTGATTGCTGCTCGATGTTACTAAAGGATGACTTTTCAAGGTCAGCAAGCATATGAGGTGGGACTCTAAAAATACGAGCAATCTCATTGATCTGAAACTTTCTAGTTTCTAGGAACTGAGCCTGTTCAGGGGAGATACCAATAGGCTGATACTTCATACCTTCTTCAAGGACAGCGACCCTGTGGGCATTACCACTTCCTTGATAGGCAGCGTTCCAGGATTCTTTGATCTTTGCAGGGTCTTTTATGGTACCGGGGTGCTCTAAGACACCGCCGGGAGCAGCGCCATTCGCGAAAAACTTAGCTCCATATTCTTCTGTAGCAATGTCAAGGCCCACAGCATTTTTTGCCATGGCAATGGGTGAATAGCCTACCAACCCATCAAAGCCAAGTCCGGGGATATGAAGAACATCTGATGGTGAAAGATACACCTGATTCTCTCTACCAAGAGAAGGGACATCCTCACTGCCACGCTGATACAAATAGAAAAGCCGACCACTTGAATCGCGATCGACCGTCATTTTATTGGGCATCAATGGATAGAGGGAGATAACTTCACCTCGTGCATTTCGAATAATCTGAGCATAAGCATTTCCCCATAATAAAAGATGACTCATCAGCGTTTCTCTAAACGCAAAAGAAGTCATCTCAGGGTTTGGTTCATCATGAAGTAATTTGTATAACGGGTGTCTTAGGTTTTTTTCCTTGCCACCTGAATCATTGTATTTGTAAACATGAAGGGGTAGACCAGCCAACGTCTCAGATAAGATTCTCACGCAGCTGTACACTGCGGTCATTTGCATAGCGGTTTGTTCGTTGACTGGTTTTCCAGCACTGGTACTTCCAAAAAAGAAACTGTAGCGGCTGCTACCAAGAGCGTCTTTAGGTTTGTCCCGAGCCTTGAATATTCCTTGCAGTATTCCCATGGACATCAACCTCCTTTCCTAAAATACGAGTAGTCCTCGATCGTCATAAACAGAATTACCAGTTTCTCCACCACAGCGGATCGCTCGGTCAAGAGCCATGATTGTGGCCACAGCACCGTCAATCTTCTCGGTGGATTTCTCTTTATCTGCTTTGATATTTCCAGCAGGATCGGTTCTAATAAAAATATTGTCCATCATCCAACGGAGAACAGGATGACCTCCATGAGCGATTTTTTCTTCCAATGTCAGCTTCATCAATTCCTTAGTCGGAGGAGACATATCTTTGAAGCCCTGACCAAAAGGAACAACTGTGAAACCTAAATTCTCTAAGTTCTGTGTCATCTGAACTGCACCCCAGCGGTCAAAGGCGATCTCACGGATGTTATATTTCATTCCAAGCTCCTCAATGAAAGTCTCGATGAATCCGTAGTGAACAACGTTACCTTCGGTAGTTAGAAGGAAGCCTTGTTTCTCCCAAACATCATAATTCACGTGATCTCGTCTAACTCTAAGGTCAATGCTATCTTCCGGTATCCAGAAGTATGGAAGAACCACATACTTGTCATCTTCATCCTGTGGAGGGAAGACGAGTACAAAGGCCGTAATGTCAGTGGAAGAGGAAAGGTCCAGTCCACCATAGCAGACGCGACCTTTAAGGCTTTCTGGATTAACGGGAAAAGCACAGGCATCCCATTTATCCATTGGCATCCAGCGAATAGCCTGCTTAACCCATTGATTGAGTCGAAGCTGCCTGAAGCTGTTTTCTTCAGCGGGGTTTTGTCTCGCAGACTCATAGGCCATTTTTACTTTATCCATGCTGACAGTGATACCAAGGGATGGATTTGCTTTCTTCCATACCTTTGGATCAGACCAGTCATCTTCAAGAGCTGCACCATAAATGACAGGGTAAAAGGTAGGATCATTCTTTCTTCCTGCCATGATATCTAGTGCTTTTTGATGAACCTCCCAGCAGATGCTGTTTTGATTATCACCTGCAGTGGTTATTAGAAAGTACAAAGGCTGCATTCTGGCATCACCACTACCTTTGGTCATAACATCGTAGAGTTTTCTATTCGGTTGAGTATGAAGCTCATCAAATACAACGCCATGGGTGTTGAAGCCGTGCTTGTTTCCTACATCAGCTGAAAGCACTTGATAAATGCTTCCAGTGGGTTGGTAGATCAGTCTTTTCTGTGAGTCCAGAATCTTTACCCGCTTGGATAAGGCTGGGCACATGCGAACCATGTCTGCTGCCACATTAAAAACGATAGAGGCTTGGTTACGATCTGCAGCGCAGCCATAAACCTCAGCACGTTCTTCGTTATCTCCACAGGTTAAGAGCAGGGCAACAGCCGCCGCCAGCTCACTTTTCCCCATCTTCTTTGGTATTTCTACGTAAGCAGTATTAAACTGGCGATAGCCATTTGCCTTTATGGTTCCAAATAAATCCCGGATGATTTGCTCTTGCCAGTCTATCAGTTCAAAGGGCTTTCCTGCCCAGGTTCCTTTGGTGTGGGAGAGGCATTCAATAAAACCAACTGCATAGTCCGCCATCTCCTTGCTGTAATGGGAATCTTTCGCCATGTAAGCAGTGGGTTTATACTTCTTTAGTTTTCGGATATGCGGACACCTCCTTTAAAAAAGACATAAAAAATAGACCATAAGGTCTTCTGTAACGAGGAAAAGAGCCATACAGCCCTGTTCCTATATCCGTTTTATCTTGTTGTTAATTGTATTCCTTCATCAATATTTCAAGTGCAGCTTGCGCATTGGCGTCGATGGGTTCAATGTCCCAGCCTCTATCAAAGTTTGCTATGATCTGGCCATCACGCTTTAGCATCAGTTTTGAAATTCTCCCTTCATCAATGCCGTAAGGAGAGCCTAAGTCAAAGCTTTTGATCCAGTAGTGAATGGTTTTCTTTTCGACTTCGATTTTGCCTTCTCTCCACATGGTCTAAGCCCTCCTTAAATCCTAACCAAGATTGCTGGTAGAATTTGCTTATCGCCGGTCTGCCAGTCGGTGTAGCTTGTCTTAACCTTTGTAAGGCCATCCATCTTGCAGCCATGCTTTTCAAATTCGGCAAGGGTTGCAATCAATCCTGAGAAGGTGCTTGAAATGGTAATGTGGTCAATTCCGTACGCTCTGCAGGCTTTAACAATGGGTTCGATGTCGTAATCCCAAATGACCTCGGAAAAGTCGATGGTGTCGTTTCCCGCTTCCTTGCTTCTTTCATAGGCCCAGTACATGGTGCTGTTGATTCCAGACTCCTTAAAATTTACGCCCCTTGCTTTGGCTTCTTCAAATACTTTGATTTCTTTCATGTTCTCATCCTCCATTTAGTGTGGTTTTGTTTTGGTACTACATATATCACTCTAAACGAGAATAATAGCAAGTCATTTCTGTAGTAATAGAGCAAGTTTTCAGCATCCCAGTTTAATCTTCAATCGCGGTGTAACGCGAGAATTCATAACCTTCCGTATTAGACAATATCTTTTCACCGGTGTCTTTGTTGACGACTCTAATACATCGCAGCTCACCTTTTTCGTTGGTCCCGCCATCTGACTTCTTGATCCAGGGCTGATCTTCTAGAAAATTACTGGTGAACTTCTTGAATTCTAAATCGCTGAGTTCAACTTCTCGAATCACAGTGTAATCAGAACCAATGACGCCATCTTCCTTTGCCTCTTCAGTTGCCTCTCGTAGTTCCTTTAAATTGTAGAACTTTCGACCAAATAATGCCTTCATTGCTATGCCTCCTCCCTGGATTTTTCATCGATTACCTTGCAGGAATCAATGCCATAAACCACATTTAAGCTGCTGCCGTTGTCCCACTGCACCATGATGGAGCCTGTGTCATCCACGCCCCAGACGTTGCCTTTTGTGCCCGTTGGCGGTGCTTGAATATCATCCATCCAAAGGAGCTGGACTCTTGCACCAGCGGGGTACTGCTTGCGTAGGTGGGCCAGTCTTTCTTTACTGATCGGTTTCATTAGGAGCACCTCCTTTGAAAGCACTGCTGCCTGATAGGTTTTGAAGTAGGAGCTTTCTGTGAGTTTTGAATTCTTCTCCAATAAATCCGAGGCGGAGAAGGAAGCAGCGGAATGCGTACTTTTCATTATCGACTTCTTTTTCTTTCACGGTGATTCTCTTTTGTGTTTTCGCCATCTCACAAAGCTTCGTAATGAACTCGGAGTATGCTTTTATCTCGTCTGGATTTGGCAGCTTTGAAAACCAAGGGAAGCTAATGCGCTCATCATCTGTTTCAATGGGGAGGGCATCCACATTCAGCGCTTTCTTGATGAGGTTTCCTTTTGCTTCTAATAACTTTGCTAGCTTCTTCAGGTCTTCATCGGAGAGGGAGTCTTTTGGTATCTGGATGATGAGTCCCGTTTCCTCAGGTTCCGCTTCAGCAGAATCCAATTCACCTGTTTCAGCTTCAAATCCTGCATTGGCAAGATTCTCAATAAGGTGTTTAAGTTCAGTAGTAGTGACTTCGGTGTCAAAGGTCAGCTCTCCGTCTTTTCCGATGTGGTAGGGTCCGACCTGGTAAGCGCAGGATGGAACACCCAGGTATTTTGAGGGAACCTCTGTGATTTCGCTGATGAGCTTCACCAGCTTTTTACGTTCGTTACCGGTTACGTTGTAATTGATTTTCATGGTTTTGACCTCCTTGTTTTTTGCTTACTACATATATCACTCTAAGTGATGTAAATAGCAA